CATCAGATAGTGCATTCCACTCTTCCTCAGTCAAGCCCGCAGCTTTGAACAGTCTGCCTTTGACTTCATCCCTGCATTCCATGAGATACTTGGCTAAGTCCTCATAACCCCATAGCTTATCAGGAACAGGAACATAAGTGCCGGACATACGGTGTTCGCTTGTAGTCTGCCTTGTTTCCATTGTTACATCGTTTTGATAAAAGAATACACGCTGAAAGAATCCCTTCTCAAGCACATGAACCATAATGTCCTTTGGCGGGAATGTGGTCATCCACATAGAAACA